TTTTACTCCCGCTTCGTTTAATGCGATAGCGATAGCTTGCTTGGAGTTTACTACTTTTTTCTTAGATTTACCAGATTTTAGTTTGCCACTTTTAAACTCACTCATTACCTTGCTGATTTTAGTGTCTTTTTTCATTAATTAAAATCTTGATGTTCCTGTAGCAGGACCTCCACCAAAATCTCTATTATTACCATAACCTGGACTATCACCTTTTTTACTGCCACCTTGATAACCATCACCGCCGCCATCCATTCTTCCTCTAAATGATTCACGCTTAACATCTGCTATATTAAAGCCAGTAGTTCCGCCTTGTGCTATGGCGTCTGCCACTGCTTTGTCTGCTGCTGCTTTGTCTGCTGCTTGTGCTTGTGCTTCTGCTGCTTGTGCTTGTGCTTGTGCTGCTGCTGCCGCCTCTGTTTCTGCTGCTTTGTCTGCTTCTGCTTCTGCTTTGCGTGCTTCTCTAGCATCTGCACTAAAATAATCAAACAAACCATATCCATTTGTAATGTTTGGTACGCCACTCAGAAAATCAAAGAATCTTGCTCCATAGTCATCTTCGTCTATGTCTTGTTCGTCTCCGAAACGATTTATGTATTTTCCGTCCGGAATTTTGTTTCCATCTTCGTCTGTTCCATACATAGCTTGACCAAGATTAGTAGAAAAATCTAACGATCCACCAGGTTGCCTTCTAGGATCACCATCACCACCACCTATTTGATTACCCATAATATCATATCGTCCACCACCGATTGGGTTGTAAGTATTAGGATTAGTAACATTTACATTAGGTGTTCCTGATGCTGTTGGGGGTAGTAAAAAATCTTGAAAACCAAAACCTGGGCCTGATACTGGTGGTGCAATATTAGTGCCTCCTGTAGGTGTGAAAATATTATTTACAAAACCATAGTTAAGACCGGCATATGGATCGCCACCGTTTGCTAAACCAACTCGGCCACCTTCATTCATGCCTACTCCCATAGTAGCAAGTTTCCCTAACATAGAAAGTATACTTTCACTACCGTGAAAATTACTTAAAGCGTCCATCATTTCTAGTTTTGCAAAATTACCTGTGTTTTCTCCTCCTAAATAATTAAACAAACCACCACCACCTTGCAATCCAACTCGGCCACCTTGATTCAAAATTTCAAATGTGCCACCTTCGGCAAAGGGATTCTTCGTTTTGTACTTATTAAATATTTCTTTGTCATCAAAATAATCAAAATCAAGATAACTTTGCGGATCATAATCAGGTGAGTTTGGATCCATATAACTTTCTGGATATTTACCTAATGTGTCGTCTCTAAAGTAACGAGACAGAGGGTTGTCTGGTAGCATATAGCCTGATTTTGGATCTGGATTTAATTCGTATCCTTTTGGATCTCTAGGTTGTGTTTCATATTTTAAACGTCTAGCCTCGTCTTCAATAGCTGCGTTGCTGTCTAACTGTTGTTGCTGTGCTGCTTCAGATAATAAAATATTTTCTGCATCTGTATCAGAGTTGTTTTGGTTCATATAATAAGAACCTCCTAGTCCAGCGAGTAATCCTAATAAACCATAAATATCTTCTGAAGCCATTACATTTCCCCTTGTTTAATTGTAGCTTGCATGTTCTTTATACCATCTTTTGCTAGTGATACGCTAGCTCTAAGTTTCTGATGGTCATCATTTTGTTCCATTTTGTCTTCGGCAAGTTCTTTTGCTTGTAACATCTTGGCACGATCAAGATTTAACTTATCTTCGCCCTCTTCTTCTTTTCTTTGGTTGTCTCTGGCTTTAAGATCAAGTTCTCTGTCTTTAAGTTTCAATAATGGATCGTTTTCAATGTTATTCAATACTTCTTTTTCAGCAGTTGCAAAGTCATCCATAAATTCACTAATTAAAACAGCTTTTCGGGACTCCATTTTCTGTGTTTCTTGTTGCATTACTTTTTGTATCTCTTGCATCTGCGGATTTTGTGCCATTTGTTGTTGAGCCTGTTGGTCTTGCGCCATTTGTTGCTGTAATTGCTGTAATTGTTGCTGTAAAGCGTTCATTTTTTGTATTTCTTCCGCAAATTCAATGTCAACTTGCTCTGAAGCCATTAATTGTATGTGTTGCATGCAATTTGTTTGCAGTGCACCCAATGCTTTTGGGTTATTTCTACATAATGTAGTTCCCATAAACCTCAAATGCGCTTTCATGTGCGCTTGGTGGTCTTGTCCTGGGAATGCTTGAAATTTTTTACCGCCTAATGCCATAACATTTTCTGTTGCAGGGTCTAACGGCTGCGGTGGCATTGGTGGAGGTAGCAATGTATCAATATCTTTTACACCCAACGCTTCATACATGTGTTTGTACGCATGATAGATGTTGTGCATCTGTGGGTTTGACATTGCCAGTTGTAATTCTGATTGTGCAATACTAATTCTTTGTGTTTGTGAAAAGATGTTAGGATCTGCTACAGGAATAATATCAATTTTGTTATCAAAGTCCGCTACAAATATTTGTCTCTGTCCACCAACAANATCNTAAGGATATGCTTTTGGTAAGTACGTTGCAAACGCAGTAGCCATTAACATAAACTCTTGTTTCATTGATGCGTATAATCTTTTATGTATCGCTGACATAACCCGCGATCCACGCTCCAAGAGCGCAACTGTAGTGCCCACGGCTGCCGATTGATTGCCGTCACCCACTTGCATATCAGCAATGCTCGCGAACCGCTGACTTGATTCAACAACAGAGCTTAACAATTGTAGGAGCACGGTGTTTGGACCTTTAAATGGTAGCTGCATGAAAGCATCTTTAATGTTTCCACCAGGTGCATCAACGTCACGGAACTCGCCCGGTTGTAATGGCTGTGCTTCGTCACGTACACGTATACCACGTTGTTTAAATCCTGCTGGTAAATTAGCTAGTGTACCTGCATCAAGTAATTGTCTTAGTGCTGCAGTTGCCGTTCTTGATAACCCACCAATCATGTGGATTAAACCAAAACCATAAAAACCTAGGCCTGGTAAAAATTTAAAATGTACAAAATAATCTTTTCTTCTTTTTCCTGGATCATTGGCTTCAAAATTACGTTTGATTGCTAGAACAGTACTACTATCTTCATCAATAGTTACAATATATGGAAGTTTAAATCCTGTTGGCTCTCCTGTTTCAGGATTCATGTCTTCAAACCCTTCAATATCTAATTCAACATGACACTCTAGTAAAGTGTGTATTTCTTCAACATTGCTTCTTGAAGTTCCTTGTATCTCATCTTTTTTCGCTCTAATCTCTCCAGGTTCATCTTTAGAAGGATCTCCAAGTTCAACATCAGAATAAAAACCTGTTAGTTGTTGTCTTTTTAACTCATTAGCAGACATTTTAATAACATGTACAATTGTGTCTGCATCATCTAATGAAGTTGCATTGTAGGGAACAACTAAATCTTCTGCTGGTACAAATTTAGAAACACAGCGTCCCATTCCTGCATCGTAATAAACTTTTTTAAACGTAGAACCTGATAGTGGTAAGTTAAATAACATTTGATCAAACTCTGGCTCATACTCTTTCATCTCGCACATAATTTGATAGTTCATAAAATCTTTGACACGATCAGCTTGTTTTTCTTTTTGATCATTTATCAAGCCAACAATTTTTGTTCTTACCGGACCATCAGCAGGTAACAGTTCTTTATATGCAAGGGATTGGAATTGTGTGACAGCTTCTGCAAGTACAGGATGTGTCGCGCCGCTTGCACCTTGGAACGGATCAGATCTGTTTTCATATTTAAAACCTAAAAGTTCTAAACCTTGTTTATAAGTGTCTTCCCATTCTTCTCTAGAACTTTTATATTCGTCATAGTTGTTTTCTAAATCAGAAGAAATTTCATTCAACACACCATCTTCTAAAAATTCTGCTAAGTTTGCATCATGCTCTTGACCACCCTCCATAGCTTGAGCTGCTGGATCAAAGTCAATTTCTGCTCCACCGTCGTCCATCATTTCAACATTAACATCACCACCTTCTTGAAATTCTTGTGGCTGTTCTGCCATCAGTTCTACTTCTTCATCGTATACTGTTTGTGGTACTTTTAATTGTGCCTCTAGTGCTTTGTCTATTGCCATTATTTTCTCCTAAATAAACTTCCCATGCCATCAGACANTGGTCCTTTTAGTGGAGCGATTGTACCACCGTTTGCTTTTTTTGTCTTTGGTTTAAATGGTATTACATTTGCACCAGATTCTCTGTCCAATGCATCTATTAAATCTTCTGCTTTCGTTACTTTTATCTGACCTT